TTCCCCACAAAGTAAGTTGACACAGGGGGGGTATAATAGTTATCCTCAATCTATTACAAAATTTCGGGGGCTTGTGCCCAAAAAATTTCGACATGAACAAGAAGCCGCCAGAATTGCACTTGATTGACGGGACAACTCCAAGGGGAGAAAAGGCTGTCCTGCTTCCGACAAGTATTAGAAAGCGCATCCCCAAAGCCGAGTGGATGGACAACCCTGATGCTTGGGACAAGGACAAGTTCATCCAAGAAACGTCTGCCTTCCTGTTCGAGGTGTATGGCATTGGCAATGACCAAGACAAGCATGTGCTGTCCATCCTTGCTGACCACATCGACACCTACGTGCACTGCACCAGAAGCATTCGCAAGAACACGCTCATCATCAACTACAACAACGGCTCCACTCCGGGTCCGAACCCGCTCATCTCCATCCGCAACAAGACCACCACGCTCATCATCCAACTGATGAATGAACTCGGGCTGACTCCCCGTAGCCGCCTGTCGGCAGGGAAGATGGAAGAAGACACCCCGCTGTCCAAATTGATGCGTGGACCGAAGGGGTGACCATGGATTGGCAAACGGGTGTCCGTTATGCCATAGATGTGGCAAAGGGTGAGGTCAACGTCAACCGAGACATTCGGCTGGCTTGCCAGCGGTTCATCAACCAGTATGAGAACCAAGAATGGGAGTGGGTGTTTGACCCTGACTTCCCCCAGCATGTGCTGGACTTTGCCACCAATCTGAGGCACACCAAAGGACCACAGGCTGGCGAACCGATTGTTCTGGAGCCTTTCCAGATATTCTTCATCTGTGCGGTGTACGGGTTCCGCTCCAAGCGTGACCCCACCAAGCGGATGGTGACTGACGTAATACTGTTCATCCCACGCAAGGCTGGCAAGTCAACCCTGACGGCAGTAATAGCCCTCTATGAGTTGGTGTTCGGGGAGGCGGGTGCTGAGGTGTTCACCTTGGCAACCAACCGTGAGCAAGCCACCATCGTGTTTGATGCCGCCAAAGGGTTTGTCGAAACCATGCCCTCGGCAATGTCTGGGCACTTCGCTGTCTCCAAGTACCAAATCACCAAGGCAGGGGACACGCAATCCATGTTCAAAGCCCTGTCCCGTGATACCAAGAAAACGGGTGACGGCAAGAACCCATCCTGCGTCATCGTTGACGAGGCGGCACAAATCATTGACCGCAACTCCATTGAGGTTCTGCACTCAGGCATGGTGGCACGGCAAAACCCGCTCCGCATCTACATCACCACTGCATCCTTCACCAAGGACACCAAGTTCTATGAAGACATGGCAATGTACGAAGCCATGCTCAACGGCGAGGCAAAGGACAACCCTCGCTGGTTTGGATTGCTCTACCGCCCTGATGTCGGGGATGACTGGCGGGAGCCGTCAACATGGTGCAAGGTGAACCCCATGCACGGCATTTCGGTATTCGAAGATGCCATCCAGATGCGTGCAGAGGAGGCAAAGCACAAACCTGCGGCTCTCAACGAATTCCTCTGCAAAACCCTCAACCTGTATGTCTCGGCAAACGCCGCTTGGATTGACCGAGCCTACTGGGATGACCCCGCAAGTATTCGTAAGGAATCCAAACCTGACCCCGAAGCCGTATTCATTGGCTTTGACCTTGCCGCCACCCGTGACCTGAACGCTGTCTGCACTTTGCGTAGGTATGGGGAAAACGACTATGAGGCTGACTTCAAGTTCTTCCTGCCAGAGGACAGCCTTGACCTGATTCCGAAGCACTACCTCGACATCTTCCGCATGGCAGTCAGTTCGGGCATCCTGAAACTGACCGAGGGAAATGTCATGGATGACCGTGAGATTTTCGAATACATCCGAGGGGAGTGCGACAAGTATCACGTTAAGGAAGTCGGCTACGATGCCTACAACGCCGCCTCACTGGTTGCCCGTCTGTATGAGGCAGGGGTGCCAGTGAAGAAGGTTGGACAGGGCATGGCGGTGCTGAACAACCCATCCAAGTTCGTGGAGAAGTCAATCCTGAACAAGCAGATTCGACATGACGGCAATCCCTTCGTTGGCTGGCAACTAGGCAACTGCGAGGTATTCACGGACATCAATGGAAACATCAAAGTCCGCAAAAACGAAGCCGATAAAGCAGCAAAAGTTGACGGAATCATTGCATTGATTATCGCAACTCACTGTTCTCTGGATAATCCTTTTGTAAATTCTTCTTTCGGATTCCGGAGTTTCTGAGTAGAATCATCAAAAAAGTGGGGTGAAAAATGGCTATTCTGGACATCTTTAAGCGGAAAAGTGTGGCTCAAAATGAGAGCAACACTGTGCTTGGTCAACTCCAGTTGGGTAACCAAGTCATCTATGGAACCGCCAACAAAGGGCAGACAGCACAGCAACTCCTGTATGTCACCACCTCAAGCACAACCGTTGCAGGGCGGGTGCTGGACATTTCTGCACTCACCCGTAACAGCACGGTCATGGCTTGCGTTGGCGCAAAGGCTCGGGCGTTGTCGCAGTGTTCTCTGAGCATCATGTCCAAGCAGGACGATGGCACATTCGTCGATGCCATTCGTGACGAATCTGTCGGGGCACGGGAAAAGGCAAAAGCCAAGCAGGTGCTGAACCTGCTCCAGAATCCCAACAACTTCCAGAACCAGTACGAGTTCTGGTACCAGTGGTGTATGTGGCAAGACCTTGCTGGCGAATCCTTTACCCTGTGGTGGAGAAAAGACCAGAAGGACGCTCTCCAGACCCCGATTGAGATGTATAACTTGGACTCCACCCTGATTACGGTGGTGTTAACCCCTACTCGTTATCCCCAGTATCGGCTGTCCACGCCCTCCTACGGATTCTCCAAAGATGAGCCCCTTGAGTACCACCAAGTCATGCACATCAAAGAAGCCGCTTGGCAAGGCTCCAGTGGCTTCAACAAAGGCATTCTTGCTTCAGAGTTGGTTGCCCTTGACCAAGACATCGACATCTATGCCAACTTCATCATGCAGAACGGGGCAAAGCCCTCGGGTATGTTCTCTACTGACCAAGTCATCCCTGATGCCAAGTTTAAAGAAGTAGCATCCCGCATCAAGGAGACATGGAATGCTATGACGGGTGCCCGTAATAGTGACCCGTCCAAAGCAGGTCAGGGAATGCTTCTTGACCAAGGCATGAAGTACACCCCCATCGACATGCTGACTTTGCAGGATGCCGAAGCCGCCGCACTCAAGGTGCAGACCATGAAGCGCATCTGCGGTCTGTTTGGTGTGCCTCCTGCCATGCTGGGCATTGATGACCAGAAGTACAACAACACCCAGACCATGCTGGATGAGTTCTACAAGACAGTGATGTACCCGATGGTCATCAACATCGAACAGAAACTCAAGCAACACCTGTTCCGTGGCTACCCGAATCTTTGCGTCCGTTTTGACACCAAAGACTTTCTCAAAGGTGCCCCGCTTGACCAGATGAATTTTGTCTCAGCAGGGGTAAAGGCAGGAATCATGACTCCCAACGAGGCAAGGGAGTACCTGAACATGAAAACCATGGAAGGGGCAGACGAATTAGGTGCGGCAGATGCTAAGAGTGCAGAGCCAATACCCGGAAGTTCACCCCAAGACACAGGGGGCGGTGGAGGCAATCAGACCCGCCGTATGAACATTGGAACCACTTAAAATGAATCGGCTCAAGAAGGCGCTATCGCATTTGACTTCACAAGTCAAGAAGCCTAGTGTTAAACTTCCAATATTAGAAAAGCCCCACACGATACGACATGACAATCAATCTATCCATGACGGGGTGATACATGAAGAAATTAACTCTGGTATGCGAGGCGCAAGTAAAGCTGGCGCAGGACGCAAACGAAGCACAAAGCCAAAGCGGACGAATTGAAGCCCGAGTGACTACTTGGGGTGCCCGTGAAGGTGCTGACGGGCGCAAATTCAACTACCAGCCAGAAGGCTTTGCCGATTGGGCAAAAGAATTCGCAGAAGCGGACAAGCCGCTTCCAATGTTCCTCAACCACAATGACCTCGGCATGCCGATGGGTGAGTGGACAAAGTTTGAGTTCGATGATGACGGCATGACTGCCGAAGGTCGACTCTATCTCAACACGGCAGGAGGCAATGACCTCTACCAAATCCTCAAAGAATCTCCCGGTATGTTTGGCGGCGTGTCTGTGGGCGCATACGCTGAAGAAGCCTGCTGGGTCAATCAAGAAGGCGATGTCCTTGACCCTGAGGCAATGGACTTTGACTTGAGGAAGCGTATTTCCAAATTACCAAAGGCGGTCTGCGTGAAGTGTCGGTGGTGATGTACCCGAACAACCCAGATGCCGAAATCCAAAAACTAGAGATGTTCGATGCCACTGGGCATCTGAATGTCCGAACAGTTGAGAAGGCCTTGCGTGAGGCGGGTCTATCAAGAAAAGATGCGACCACCGCATCTTTGGTTTTCAAGAGAGCCATTGACTTGCGTGAGGCAGTCAAGAAGCCCCTTGATAAAACGCCAAGTCAGGGTGAGCCTGATGCGGTGGTACATGAAGCCAATGCCCTCCTAGAGGCTCTTGCCGCAAGGGAACTGGCAAAGGCACTTGATAAACGCATCCAGAAAGGAATTGCAAAATGAGTATCGAAAAAGTGCTGGAGAAGGTTGATGCAATCGAAGCATCTAACCTGTCCAAAATTGAGGAAGTGAAAACCTCTGTCGCCGCATCTGTAGACGCTGCCAAGCAAGAGATTGAGGAGAAATTCTCGGCTCTAGAAGCAAAGGTGGCATCTATCAATGTGCCCGAAATCATGCGCTCCCCTGCGAAGACCATCCGTCAGGATGTGAACCGCATGGTCACTGAGCAACTGAAAAACTTTGCCAAAGGCAATGGTCGTGTCCAGACAGAACTCAAACTGTTTGAGTCGGTTGACCAGTATGCCGCATACATGAACGAAGCATCTACCCTGACGGGTTCTGGTGCTGGTATTGGTGGTCGTACTGCGTATGACCCTGTGTTCCATCGTCTGCGTCTTGCCAACCCTTTGCGTGGCACTTCTCGCAATGTCTCTACTGATGGCGCAACCTATCAGTTTAGAGCCAAAACGGGCAACGCTGGACCTGCTTGGGGCTATGCCATCCAGAACAACGGTGCAGCAACGACTGAAAGCACCAGCATCTGGCAACTGAACCTCAAAGACCTGAACGTGCAGTTCCCGATTCGTACCGCCGCTCTGGACGACATTGATGGTTTGGAAGCCAATGTGGTTGACGACATGCTCGTGGAATTCTCGCAAGCCGAGGGCTCCAGCATGATAGTCAACAACGACCAAGCTGGCTCTACCACCACTGCAACTGGTGGCACTGATGGTCTGCGTGGTTTGGATTCGTATCCCGGTGCGAACTCGACCTACACTGGTGGCACTATTTCGGCAGCCGCTTTCGGCTCGTCTGGTACTGCCAACTCTGATGGTATGCACAGCATTGCCACTTATGACCAGACCACCACCAACGGCTTCGGCTCTGCCAACAATGTCAGTTACAACGACATCATCACCTTCTTGCACAGCCTGCCACAGCAATACTGGAGCAACGGGAACAAGTTCTTGATTAGCCCTCTGATGCTGGCTGGCATTCGTGGTCTGGTGGACACTCAAGGCACTCCAATCTTTGAGCGTATGTCTCCGCTGGTGTACGAGGGCATTGTTGGTAAGTTGCTCGGCTACGATGTGGTGGTTAACGCCTACGTTGACAGCCCAATCGCCAAAGGTGCATCTGCTGGCACTACCAGCCTGTTCCCGATGTACTTCGGTGACTTCAGCCGTGGTCACACT